CTTACTCATGTGTCTATCAATAAAATCAATTATTATTTGATCCTTGATTTTTTTAGTTTGTTTTTTTGTTAGTTTTTGCATTGTTTCCTTCTTTCTATTTGTTTCTTTCATGTATTATATATAGGATATCAAGGGATATTTGTCAACCCTTATCTTTTACTTTTTTTCATCATTCTTTTTTCGTGTTTATTAAGGTTTTTCTTATGTCTTCCGGGCCTTTTTCGAGGCTTTGGTTTTACATAGTTATTAACACCCCATTTAGCTTTCTTTGCCATGAAAATAGTCCTTAAGTATATTAGCTGTTGGTAGTGTTGGTATGTAACTTATCTTACCATTTACATATTGTTCTAAATCAGCACCACAAGTTATACATCTGTAATACTCTTTAGTTAATCCCACCAGCATTGTGTGCTCATCACACGTTGGACATGTCCCATTTACTATCTCCGCTTGAAATCTTATGTAGTTTTTTTCTGTCATATGCTTTCTTATTCTTTATCACAATCTGCCGATAACGTCTATCTCTTAGATATTTGACTATTGGATTCTTTTTATTCAAGTATTATTGCTTTAATAGATTTTTCGCCCATGTATATTTCGGTCTTTGCTTTACCCTTCCAACATTTATAAGATACAGTTTCACTATACTGTCTCTCCGCTTCACGTTTCCCGCGTAAGCATTGGGCCATTGAGTCTTGAATACGATGTTCCTTAATTTCTCCGTTTACGAACATTAATAATCCTATCACCGCTTCGATCATTGGCCGTTTCCATTCTTGTAATGCATATCTCTAGCTTTGTCTTTTAATGATTCAATATCAGTTAAAACTTTATCCATTTGTTTTGTTAAAAATTCTATGTTTACTTTGTTTAAAGCCATGCTGTCAATGTGTTCACTTAATTTATCTACAGTTTTGTAAAGATCCTCGATCATCATAAATTGCTCGGAATCTGCAGGAAGCGAACCAAGTTGGCCCCGTGGCCATTTAATTCTAAACTCTGTATTCTCAGTTAAATCTTTTTCCATCAGCTCCAGGGTTGTAGAAATTTTATTTTGGGTCTCAATAATCCCGAAGTATGCCCAAGTTCCAATTGCAACCATCGCGATCAAGCTGGCAACCGTCTTCATTGGCATTTGCACTGCTGCTTCTTCAGATATTTTTAAAGGTTTAGTCATCTTTTGGTTTTGGCTGTGGTAATATATATCCTTTTGGAGGCATTTTCAATTTACTTTTTCCTGGGTTTATAAATTTATCTCCCATTAACTCAATATTTGGGTTTTCTTTTTTATACTCATCTTTCAAGTCATCCCAAAGACTTTTAGAATCAGCGGGTCTAGTGTTATCTCTTGCAGGGGTCACACCTCTACATTTAGATACAAGTAAAGCAAAGTTTTCATTAAGTGCTAGACTTGGATTACTATTAACTCTACCGCACATTTTCATTAATTCTAATTGTTGTTTGATTGCTACATTTTCTTTTGATGTTTTACAGTCTGTTCCTAAATACTTTCTATATGTAAAACTTAATCTATAATTATCAGATTCATAATCTGAATCACCATAAGTATAATCTGTTTCTCTATCTTCTGCTTCTATTCTTGTTTCAAACTCTCCACATCTTACACCATACTCGTTAAGATATTCGTTTCTAGGATACGCAGGGCCAGCACAAAGAGCAAGAAAAGTCATTGCTAAGATTAGTATTCCTGTAAAGTAATAATTCATCCTGGCAATCTCCATAGTTCATTACCTATTTAAATCTTTAATATCATAGTCATGCTCTCTGACTTGATCTGCTAATTGTCTATATAAATTTTCTGCCATCTGCCACGTAGATTCAGCAGAAGTTAATCTTGTGTTTTGATCTGTAATTTTATCTTCAGCAACTTTTAAATCTCGTTTAAGATCTACAATTTCTTGTTGGTTTGAATTAATAGTATCTGTAAGATTAACAATATAACGAACGCCAGTAAATGTTCCGACTAGCACTGAAGCTACTACCGGTACCATAACTATATTTTTTTTTAATAAATCAGCTAAGTTCATTAATCGTATTTAACCTCATTTTCAAAAGTTATATCCGTGCCGTGATCTTTTTCTTTTTTGTAAGTTCTTTTACACTTACAATTATCACACGTGCAAACTCCGTAATCATCTGCATGAAGTTCTCCATCACAATGACAATTACAATGACAGTTTTTACACTTGGCCATTACTTCTGCCAAGAAAAAAGCCAAGCAATTATTTTGTCTCTTATGCTTTTAATTTTATCTATAATTTTTTTAATCATTTTTCTTTTCCTCAATTTCGTAGAAAAATTTATCAGTGTCTTCTGTTCGCCACTGTCGAGTGTCTTCTACATTCCACTCACTTGTTTGTACTTTCCAATCAGGAATTTCATCTTTAACTGTAAAAGATGGTATGTCCCATATTAGTCTATTGTTTGGTTGAGCTGCATAGTTGCCATTTTCTAACGCAAGTATGTGTGCACACTTATGTTCGTGTGGAATTTCAGAATGATCTGTATCTAGTATATTACTATCTGGGTGAGCAAAATCAACAGTAAATAAATAAGCACCATGATACCATTTTTTATCTTTACCAATGTACTTACCAGACTGTCCGTCTAAAATATCATAACTAGTAACAGCAGGATAATAAGAAAAACAATTCCAAAGTTGAAGTTCATCAAGTCTTTGATTGGGAACAGTTTTGGGTTCATAACCACGTTGAATAAAAGCCGATATTGGTAAACGATAAAAGACAGCGCCGTTTTCCATGATGGCATGAAATAAGATCGGACGACCTGTAATAGATGCCACCCCGAAGATGACACAGTCTTCAACTTCTCCGTGATGTTTTTTGAGGTCATATAGATATTCTCTTCTTATTTGTGCGTAAGTGACAGGTATGTTTGCATTTAAATAAGCCATAAGTCCTCATTTTATATTACCCCAATTGGTCCCATGTTCATAATCTACTTTGTTTGGAACTTCAAGGGAAACAGCGTCTTCCATGATATCTTTTATTCGTTCTGCATCTTCTATGCTCTCAACTGAAATGTCAAGCTCATCATGTACTTGTATGTGAGGTGTAATTCCTTCTTTATGTAAATTTATCATTGCCTTCTTTGTCATGTCTGCGGCTGATCCTTGTATCAATCTATTTAAAGCTTTGTATGTGTATGCACGTTTGATCCCTGGTCCGTGTTCCAAGAGCGCTGCATCATGAGGCAACGCTTTATGAATTCCAAATTGATTTGGTTCCCATAAATGAAATCTACACAAACGTCCAAGCAACGTCCTAATTTGACCACGATTTTGAGCACGCTGCATAACATTATCCATAAGTTGTTTTACAAATGGTACGCGTGAATGATATTGTTTAAATAAAGAATCAGATTTTTCTTTATTAACACCAAGCTCTGCTTGTAATTTATTTTTACCCATACCATAGAACAGACCAAGGTTTATTGTCTTGGCCTGTGATCTAGGTATCTCCGCCATGTCGGCTACGATTTGATGGAAGTCTACATTCGAATCATTGTAAGCATCCAATACGTCGCCCACTCCATAGAGATTTTGTAATGCTGCATAGTGTACAACAAGTCTTGGTTCTTGTTGTGAGTAATCAAATACTCCCCACTTACAATCCTGTTCAGGAATAAATAAAGATCTAATTGCGGGTCCAAGCTCTTTGTTTCTAGCTGGAATCTGTTGAAGATTAGGATTAGAATAACTAAATCTCCCGGTTACAGTGCCTCCATTATCTGATCTTAATTGGTTTATTTCAGCATGAATTCGTCCTTTAAAATTATGTTTTAATATGGTATCAATAAATGTGGTATGGGCCTTGTTTATCTCTCGGGCTCGGGCGATTAGTTTCACCAGTGGGTGGGGGTGATTTTGAAGAAAGTTTTTTGTAAATGATGGAGAATTTGTTTTTTCGGTTGTCTCATATGGTAGGTCAAGTTTTTGAAAAACTTGCGCAATGGATCGAGCTGCCCATATTTGTGTATCTACTCCAGTTTCTTTTTTTACTGATTGTAATAATTCTTTTTCTTGTGCAACTAATTGTTGCTTCAATTGGTGAGCTCCTTCTTCATTTACACGCACACCTAAAAAACGCATATCGACTAGGCAAGGAAAAAGTTCTGTCTCTAAATCAAAAATAGATTGTATATCTTGGTGCTCTATTTCTTGTTTCATTTTTTGCCATAACTGCAAAGTTAATACGGCGTCTTGTTCAGCATATTCCCCAACATACATAGCAGGCAATTTATACATTTCAGACTTAGGATCTATGCCCCAAAGTTCTGCTGTTTCCTTCAATACAGCCTCATTTTTGCCTTTTCCGACATAATCCCTACCCATAGAGCCTAAATCGTATCGAAAGCGATTCTCGTCTACGAGAGAGCCAGCAATCATGGTATCTACGATGGTTCCGTTGATTTTAAGGCCAGAAGCTCTAATAAAACATACGTCATACATAGCATTATGAAATATCTTAGTTGCAGGGGTATTTAAGACGTCTTGAAACCACTTTAGAACCATTCTAATGTCCATATTACCACCACCTTCATGAGCTATTGGATAGTATCCAGACCAGCCTTCGACAGCAACAGCCACACCTACTATCTTTCCTCTTCCTGTAACTGATCCCGATCCCATAAGTTTTAATTCTGGATCTTTTGTTTCTAAGTCAATTGCTATTTCAGTATGTTTAGATAAATCTGGAAATTCTTCTGGTGGTAGCCATTCAGTTTGTGGACTGAACATAGGTTTCTGTATCATTTAGTTATCCCCCATGAGTTTGATTTCTTTTTTATTTCTTCTTTCACTGGCTCAGGATAATCTCTATCAATAGCCATGTCAATGTAATGTTTTGCTTTTAATAAATCTTCTTTTTGATTTTTTTGTTTGTGACGACACAAATATTTTATTGCGTTGCCTTCAGCAAATGGAATATTATTTCTGTTAATAAATTCTGATGGTTGAATAACCATAGATTTATAATGATCTCCACCTACTTGTTTTTTATATATTGGTTCTTTCATATTTTGTATCCTTTGTATTCTTGTTTTGGTGATATAATATGTAAATGTTCCTTGGTCCTTGTTGCGCCAACATAGAACAATCTATTTTCATCATCAGCATTTTTTTCATAAGCCTTCATTGTGTTCTCACTTAAATCAGTGAGCAACACAACGTTTTGTGATTCACCACCTTTAGCTCCATGTATAGTTGACAATGTAATTCTTGGTCCTTCATTTAATTTTTCTCCATTATTTCTCATTTTTCTTAAATAATTTACGTCTCTTCCAGGTGCATCATCAAATGCTTCAAACCAAACAGCATCTGTTTTTAATCCATAACTTTGTTTTAATGTAGCAAAGTCATAAGAGCTTTCTTTAATCATTCCTTTTAATTTATTTTTATCTACGTTTTCTTTCATATAACCATAGATTCTTTCTATTTGTTTATATGCAAGTGGTTGACCTTTACGTAAACTTTCCCAATCAACTGCTGCGTAGTGTAATTCTTGTTCTTTTGTTTTTTTAAATTTATTTCTGTAATACAAACCATTACGATACAAAGTATCTTCTAAATCATTTAACATATATTTTGTTCTAGCTAAAATTAACCACTCTCCTTCTTTCATATTTATTTGTTCAAAGTCATCATACTTAGATAAAGAACCTTCATGTACTTTTGGTTTCCAAGATTTGTCTATTCTATTTTTAATTTTATTTATTATACCCATAGCCACGTTATGAATCTTTGCCGGTATTCTATGTGATTGTGTAAGTGGCATCATCAAACCTTTCTGTGCAATAAAAGAATCTACATCTGCGCCAGCCCATCTAAATATTGCTTGGTCATCATCACCTGCAATAAAAGAATCTTCTGTTTTATTCCATATAGTTTTAGCCATATCCCATTGCATTAAAGATAAATCTTGAGCTTCATCTATAAATACTACATCAAACTTTGGAGACTTATCAGATTTTATAAATTCTAAAATCATGTCATTAAAATCTATAAGACTATATTCTTTTTTATATCTCTCTATTTCGTTTGCAATAATACGTAGTTTATCTCTTTCTAAATCTTGATTATGTTCTGCTAAATCAAATTGTTGTTCTGCTGTAATGTTTCTTAGTTTTGCTAAATTTATTATTCTTAAATATTCACTATCAGATGTAAATATACCACCATGATCATCTTCAAATTTTGCATAATTAACAGGAAAACCTAACTTTTCACCTAAATCTACATAATGTCTACGCTGCATTACATTTTCTTTTTTTAATCCAAGTTTTCTAAATGCTAATGAGTGTAAAGTTCTAAAATAAGGAAGGTCATCTTCTGTAAGATTAAATTTTTTAATAGCTCTATTTCTTGCTTCGTAAGCAGCTTTTTGTGTAAATGCAAAGTACCCAACTTTATCTGGATCTGTTTCTTTAAGATAGTCATCTACTTTATTTAATAAAGTTGTAGTCTTTCCTGTACCTGGTGGTCCTAATACTATTGTTTTCATATTCCTAAATGTAGATATATCCACAATGCAGTAAACAATGTGACTGCCAATAAATCCATGGCAGCAATCAATACGGATCCTCCTGTTTTAAAGTTTTTTGATTATATTCATCTTTTTTCTTATCAAATTCTTTTACCATAAATACAGAAAGTTTTTCTTTACCAATTCTTTTAGAATCACATTCACATTTTTCTTTTAACATTTGTGCTGTTCTTGAATAACCTATATCCCATCTTCTTCTCATTAAAAATTGGTGATAAAATCTATCAAAAACAAAATGATGGTTTCCTTCTGATGTCCATACCCCACCTTTTTTTAAATCGTTTTTATCTGTTGATACTTGTCTGTTTAAACAAAACTCTTCTAAATGATTTTGTAATTGATCTTCCGTTCTTAAACCTTCTGCTGGTTCCGTAACTTCTGCGTTGTTTAATAATAAATTTGTAATTAACACCCAATCTTTTTCTTTTAATGTTGGTGGTCTAAACCTTAATTGTTTCATGCATGCTTCTTGAAATAAACTTTGTTGTCGTAGGTATTTAACATTTTCTAAGTATAATCTTTCTCCGTCTACATTTAGATAATAGTAAGGATCTTCCAAATCTATTACCTGGAGATCGGTTAGCCCAGGAAACATTATGTCCTGTCCTATTCCAAATTTACGTTTCCGACACAATGTTTTATCACACACACTACACATTGGTTGGTCATTACATTTATATCCCCACTCTTTTTTATCATGTTGGTTTACAATTATTTGTACTTCTGAATCTGACAATGGTTTTTCCATTGCAGTTGCATTAAATAAAATTAATTTTGACTTCCACTCCGCTGGCCATTTTTGTTTTGCATATACGCCATAGTGAAACAATGCATTATTCCTACCACCTTCACCTATTTTGTTTATAGATAATATTTCTATACATGGTGGTGCATCATTAAATTCTGTTACAGGTCTTTCTACTTTTATACTATCAACATCTTTTACTTTTGTAGTTTCATACAAACCAAAAAAAGCATCTATCGTAGCAGCTTGACCTGTTCTATGAAAGGCATATCTTGTTGTACTTTTACAATTAAAGTATGGTAAATTTAAAAAATTTCCTGTATCATCTTGCGATTTTAATTCTGTTTGTTTCGGAAATACTTCTGAACCACCATAACCTAACACCGCTTTTATTTCTGTAAGTTTATCTTGCATAGATTTTGCTGAAACATAATTTTCTGTAAATAAAAATACATGTGCTCCACCAGATTTAGATCTAAATACTATTAATGGTAAATTTAATTTATCTATTTTTTGAATTAATTCTGAATGATTAAATCCTGCGTAAGAATCTATATCTATGCAACCCCACTTACATTGATTTTTATCATTAATAGGTATTACACCTAAACTTTCTGTTCCATCTAAATGTTTTTGCCAAAGTTCATCTGTAACTGGTTCTCTTTTTACAAAAGATTGACCTTTTACTTTTGTACCGTTTCCATTTGATTGACCAATTTTAGTGACACCATGTGCACGTTCTAATCCTTCAAATATACTTTTAAATTTTTCTAACATAATTAATAAAGCGGGCGGATCCACTCTCGCTTAGCCGCCCACTACCTAGGATACGGTTAGTATGGTTGTTTAGAGTCTTGCTCTTCGTTACCATGCTTCGCCTCAATCTCACCTTTACCTACACGTTCTGCAAAATTTTTCGCAATGTCATAGACTCCTTTGTCTGTAACTGGTCCAATTTTTGCTACGTCCCATCCAAACCATGTGCCTTTGTCGTTTGACATCTGCACAGTTTTTAGACTGTAAATGTGACTATATGTTGGCGGAGTAAAAAGTCCATTTTTACCCTGCATTTTAATACCCATCATCATTGAGTTCCATTTTCTGCTGACTTTTAATTGAGTCGCCTTCATTGAAATCAACGCTGTGGTTGGGCTGCTACCTGCAAGAATTACAAAATGATCAGCAGTGTTCTCAAGATAATTACCGTTTGGTAATCTATCTTTAAAAGATTTATCCCTAGTCGTTTGACTAACGATGTCACTGTCTGCATTATGAATAGCTACAGGTGCACCAGTGCTGGTACCTCTATCTTGCCACTCAATGTATTTTCTCTTATAAAAAACTGGAATCACATTAATATGATCAAACAGTTCATTAGTAACAGTATTAATTATCTTGCCGGGTTCTGCGCCCTCGACATATTTTCCATGAGTCTTATTAACTTCTGGAGATAATTGTCCCAAAACTTTTAAGAAAGGCAACGCAAGATCGTCTTGCGATATGTTTTGAGCACCTTTGTTTGCATCAGCTTCAAAAATATTTGCTGCTAATGCTCCTTCTTTTTTTGTTGCTACTTGGTTCATGTTTATTGTTTCCTTTTTATTGTAGTCTTATTCTCGGTATATACACCGAAAATTTCCGTTGGCATTTCTTTACCCGCCTCAATACGCTCACGGACTAGCGCTTTCAGAGTCATGGGCTCAACCTTCATTTTTTGTGAAGGCTCTAACCCTTGACCCCTCGCAAGGTCGACATAGCTTGCCGCCTTGTTATCTTCGTTCTTACCAAATGATACCGAGATCTCATTTTTAATGATATCACCCAGTCCATTATTACGAAGCCAGTTATACGCCGCTTCTTTATTAGCTTCACTTATGTGTGCTTTATACGACGTTGCAACTTTCAAATGTGATCCATCTGAAAGTTTTAATTCTGATAAACCCATTTCAGTCATCATAGTTGGTATGACCTCACCTGATATGTGTTCTATTTGTTTTTTCTTTTCTTTTATAGCGTCTTCTTGTATTTGAAGTTGTTGCTGCATTCCTTCTAGTCTTTCAACTTGATCTGCAAGAGACTGAATGTTGTCAGTTTTTTTCATTGCATCTTGTTGATCTGCCTCAAAATCGGGCATTACTATTCTTTGTTTAATCGACATCAATTTCTCCTTTCTCGTATAAATTAATTGATATAGGATAATATTTTCTTTCTTGTTTATCCCATTTTAGTAGATTGTATTTACCATTAGTAATATCAGAAACTATAGAACATGCTACACCTATTAATGCAGGATCTCCTGTTAATAATAAATGATCTCCTTCTTTAAAATTTTTTAAACCTTTTCTTAATTTATAAATTAAAGGTCCAGGAGAAAAAATCATTTGTGAAAATTCAGGAAGTAAAAATACTAACTTACCATGATGAGTAGCACCCATAATATTTATTTTAGGTGTACCTGCTTGGCTTCCCGCAACTTCTTGTATAACGTAAACTATATTTTCTTCTTTCATGCCTTGACATATAGTGCATGATGGATTATATGTCAACCCATAGAAAGAAAAAAGATTATGAGTATAAAATATAAATTTAAAATGAAACCATATAAGCATCAAATGACTGCTTTAGAAAAGTCATGGAATCAAGTTACGTACGCTTATTTTATGGAAATGGGTACAGGTAAAACAAAAGTGTTAATAGATAATATGTCTATGCTTTATGATAAAGGTAAAGTAGATGGTGCTTTAATTATTGCACCTAAAGGTGTTGTTAAAACTTGGTATGAACAAGAACTACCTGCACACTTACCAAAACATATAGAAAATGTGACTATATTGTGGCAACCTAATATTACTAAAAAACAACAAGAAAAATTAGAAAGTTTATTTGAAGTAGAAGAATCTTTACACATATTAGTTATGAATGTTGAAGCTTTATCTACAACTAAAGGTGTTGACTTTGCACTAAAATTTTTAAACTCTCATAGATCTTTAATGGCTATTGATGAATCTACTACAATTAAAAATCCTTCTGCTAAAAGAACTAAAAACATAATTAAACTTGCAGAAATAACTAGATACAGAAGAATTATGACAGGTTCTCCTGTTACTAAAAACCCATTAGATTTATATAGTCAATGTGAATTTTTAAGTCCTTATCTTTTAGATTTTACTTCTTATTATGCATTTAGAAATAGATATGCTGAAATGAAAACTTTGCATGTTAGGGGTAGATCAATACAAGTTGTTAAACAATTTGTTAATTTAGGTGAATTATCAGAAACATTAAAAAATTTTTCTTACAGAGTATTAAAAGAAGATTGTTTAGATTTACCTCCTAAAATATACATGAAACGTAATATAACATTAACAGCAGATCAAAGAAAAGTTTATGAAGAAATGAAAAAGCAAGCAGTAGCTCATCTTAATGGTAAAGCTTCAAGCACTATGACTGTCCTTACTCAACTCATGAGATTGCAACAAATAACTTGTGGTCATTTTGTAGCAAATGATGGCTCTACACAAGAAATAAAAAGTAATAGATTAAATGAATTAATGGACGTTCTTTATGAAATAGAAGGAAAAGCTATTATATGGGCTCATTGGCAAAAAGATATAACTAATATAATTAAAGCAGTTGTTGAAGAATATGGTCCTGAATCTATTGTTGATTATTATGGGTTAACACCACAAGAAGAAAGACAAGAAAATATACGTAAATTTCAAAACGACTCTAAATGTAGATTTATTGTAGGTACACCTCAAACTGGTGGTTATGGTATTACACTTACACAGGCTAATACTGTTATATATTTTTCTAATGGTTACGATTTAGAAAAAAGATTGCAGTCAGAAGACAGAGCGCACAGAATAGGACAAACAAAATCGGTAACATATGTAGATATTATAGCTGAAGATACAGTTGATGAAAAAATAGTAAAAGCATTACGTAATAAAATAAATATAGCTTCTCAAGTCCTTGGGGAAGAACTTAAATCCTGGATTTAGTAGGATATACGCGCGTAGCGCGCTGAAATTTTAAAATAGTATAACAGCCACTAATATTGCAATAAGTATAAGACCTATGTGATCGTTAGGCCAAGATATTAGCAATTTAGTTTTGCTTTCAACAAAAAATTTTTTAATTTTATCTATCATTGTTATCCTTTTACTTTTCCACCTTCCCATTTCATTTCCGGCAATCCGTTTTCGTAGCTCTTGCCATCATAGGTCAGCACTTGTTTTCTGTTAGCCCCTTTTTCATTATAGCTAACATGCACCCAGCCACCTGCTGGATCATTTGGATTGTAGAATTCTAAAATTAATTGATCGAAATCTACATTGTTTTGTAACCAATACGCTACTTGAATGTTAGGCACACCCGCTATTTCAAAATCTACCGCCTGCCCTTTTGCATGTTGGCTGGTTTTTTTGCTGCCGATCGCTTCGCAAAGCGCTTCTGAACGGTACCCTGATGTAATTGTTACAGGTTTGTCAAACTTTGCACGAACTGGTTCTAAAATTTCGTAACAAACGTTTTCTAAATTTTTTATATCACCGGCTCCTGGAGAATTATCTATTCCTTTTCGAGTCGCGGTCATTGACTTAGTCATTTCTTCTAATTTAAAATGTTTTGATAGTTGCATGATTTTATTTTTATGTTGGTGAGTTAGTTAATAGCATAAAGATCATATTAGCCATACCCATAATTAACATACCCGCTGAAACTAATACAATTTTTTCTAACCTACTTATTTGGTTTTCTATTTTATTAATTTTATCATGAGTTTGCTTTTGCATAATTCTGCAAAGCTTTTCATGCTCTTCTATTTTTTGTAAAGCGTTTTTAGCCATTATACTCTCTTAGCAATTTCCTTTTCTGTCTCTGATAGTAAGGCATTCTCACTACGTGTCAAGCCCGTATTTGTATTACTTGCAAGCATTTTATTGTTAATTTTTGGTTGAGGTGTTTCAGGTAATGGTGGTGCTTGCACTTTAAAATCATTCGACAAAGGATTTAAAAGTTTGTTAACACCTTTTTTAATTACAGGAGAAAATTTTCTTAAAGTTGATTTAATAAATCCTTCATCTCTTATTGGATCACCGTTGTCATTTAAAATCATATTACCTTTTTTATCTAATACGTAATCAAATTTTTCTGGATCGTATTCATTACCTTTTTCAAAAAAATCTTTGTCTTCGTATTCATCCATAATATCTTCTAGTTCGTTTTCTGGAAAAACAAAATCTTCATTAAGTCTATATTTAAATTTGCCATACATTTTATCTAATTCATTTTCAATAGTTTCTACTTTAGTTTCAAATCTTTTTTCAGAAAATTGAACAGGAGTAAATTCACCATCCATTAATGTTTTAACTAATTTTTTACTTGCACCTGAAGCTCTCATTATATCTTCAATATCATTTTCACTTAAGTCTAAAAGTTTTAAATCTTGTATTCTAATAAACATATCTTTTTGTATTCTAAATGCTTCTTCTTGCATTTTTTCAAATGTTTTAATCATATCTCCTGGTGTATTATTTTGATAGTTGTCTACATTATAAAATTCTTCATTTTCATCAACAGCTCTTAATAATCTTCCCATTTCAGATGTAAAATATCTTAAGTCTTTTTTTACATCGATACGAATAATTCTAGTACCTGCAAACAATGCAAGCAATTCGTCTTTTAAATTTAAAGGTTTACCACCTCTAGTTAAATCTTTTCCAATAGCACCTTCAATTTTATCTGCACTTACAAATACACCTGGTTTTACACCATCTAATATGTATGCAAAAGATTTTGCAAACTTATCTCCAATACTATCTGATGCAGAATAAACTGTACCACCTTGATCTTTTTTACCGTTTCTTACAGTTACATCTAACACTCTGTCATAACCAATAGGTTCAGTTATAAATGGTGATAAGAAAGTCATTACTGGTCCATCTTCAGCAAACATAACACTCATTACATAGTCATCTGTTTGTTGTGGATTTAAATTTTGTTTATTAGCTTGGTTAATAGCTGCTTCTAATGGTGCCCATAAACTATCATATGGTGAAAAGTATGAAAAATTAATGGCCGCAGACTCTCCATCTTTCCAACCTTTAATTGCTAAAAGATTAGAGTTTTTATCCCATGGTGCAGCTGACGAACGTTTGTATGCATCCCACTGTGCATCAGTAGAATTAGTTAAGAACTGAGCAAGTTGTACTAATCCAGTTCCTGTTGCATAACTTGTTAAAAAAGCACCTTGTAATCTTCTTATACCCATCTGTCTTATTGCGGGGTTTTTACTAGAAGCTTCTTTTAATCCTATAGCCATAACATTTGTTCCTGTTCTAAGTATTTCTGCAGGAAACGATATAAAAGCACCTAGTGGTAATTTTCTTAAAGCTTGTATTGCTGGTGGTACTTTAGAATATGTTGGATAAGTATTTCTAACTAAGTATGCAGATGCTTCATCAATAGCATCGTCAAATGTTTTTATTTGTCCTGTGATAGGATTTATAGGTACAAATTCTTCACCCATATCTTTGTACCATTGTTTCATGTCATCTAAATTTTTTACTGCTCTATGTAATTGTGATCTAGAAAATTCAAATCCAAAGTGTTTCCATAAGTTATCACCACCTGCATATAGTCTTGCAACTTTATCTGTTGGTGCCATTTTAATAAGTTTATCAAATAATTTATCTGTAGTGTTTACAGTGTTGTTTTTTATTTGATTCATAATTGCTTTTAATTCTGAAGCTACGACGTTTTCATCCCATACACCAAGTCTAACTAATTTTTCTACATAATTATTAAACTCAACATCATTTATGTTTTTCTTTCCTGCTTCAAATATATCATCTAATACAATTTTCATTGCATTTGTAACACTAGCTCTACCACCAATGTGACCATTCATTAATGCAAAGAATGCAGCTGACGTTACGTTTCTAACTTGTGTTTGTGGTGAGTATAATGTTTTACCTATTTGTACTCCAACTTTACCTTGCATAATGTGTCTGTATATTGGAATAGCTATTAAGTTATCTAACGTTCCACCTACACCTTGAAACATTTGTACATACTCTGGTGATGTAAATAATTCTGTTAAGTCAGATTTCATATGTCTACCAAACCTAGGTATTTTTCTAATCATTTCTGGATTAGCAATACCAGCACCTATTGCTTCATCAGCAGATTTAAATAACCAACCATTTTTTAAACCTGATTGTGCTATGTAATCACCAGCTCTTTTGTTAGCCATAGCTGATATCATTTCTGCAGTTGTATAACTTACAGATGCTTTTAAATTTTTTTCTGGTCCTAATAATTTTTGTATAGCATCAGGTAATTCTTCTCCTGTTTTTAACATTTTTATTTTACCTAATTTTAAAATGTCAGCTATTTCTTTCATTTGTTTTAACGGATTTTTTCCCTCAGCTCTTGCTGTGTGTAATACAGAATTAATCATCATCTTACCATGTTCAAAATATCTAGCATTTACATCTTTTAAATTTGCATGTCTGTTTTCAGCTATTTCTCTTAAACTTTTATTTTTTCTAATTACATTATCTACTACCCACTTTACTGAATTGTTAAATATTTTTTCATCTGGAACATAATTTGGATTTGTAAATGTAGAAAATGATTTAACTAAATAACTTCTTACTTTATTTAATTCTATGTTAGCTATTTCGTTTGTATACTTGTCTCCGTCTTTACCTTTTGGTAAAGATTTTTGAAACTCTTTCATTATGTTTTTTATTTCTAATTTTAAATCAGCAGCTAATGGCTGTAATTCTTCTGGTAAATCATTTTTTTTAAATTGATCTCTTAAAAAACTATCTACATCATCTAAATATTTTTTTAATAATGCAGGAGAAACTACATTTGAATTGTGTTGACTTTGAAAACCTTTAGCTAATTGATATGCTTTATTATCTAAAGCCTCAAGCGTTCTATCTATCTTTCTAGCTCTACCTTTAATATACAACATTACTTGCTCGTTAACACCTTCTATATCTTTTGGTGCTTTACCATATGATCTAAACCAAGATAATATATTATCCATTCTTTTTAAAACTCTGTCTGATTTATTAGGGGATGTTACAGAACTTAATCTCCATTTTTCAAAAGGCGGTAATTGATTTATTTTTTTAAACATATTCTTACCACTAAACGTAGATACAATTGCAGGTGCTAAAGCTTTTGTTAATGCAAAGTCAGTTGCGTTTCTAACTAATTTAGAGGTAAAAGGAACCGCGTATTTACCCACTGGATTTGTAACACCAACATCAGGTAATCTTTTATTTATATCTTTTAAAGATAGACGTGAAGAACCTCCAAGATACGATATTGGTCTAAATACAGCTGTATTAACACCTTTAGCTCCAAACCTAGCAGTTTGTTTTATAAAAGGTGCAAGTCCATATTTATATCCTAGTTGTGCAGCTTTACCTACAATTGGAAAACCACCACCAACTAACATACCTTCTTGTCCATATTTAATTTTATTTCTAAATGATGCAGCTGCTCTTTCTTTACCTGTTAATCCTTCTGTAGATTCTGGTTCAAAGAAAAAAGATTGTCTACCAGGATTTGAAGCTAAAAAATCTGTAGCACCTACAACAGTTATACCTTCAATAGCTCTTGCTGCAATCTTGCTTATTTTTCTTGTGTTTGCACCTTTAATGCCGTTTATAATTTTATTTATTTGACCAACAGTTTTAGTTGCTCTTAATACTTTTTGTATAACACCACCAGGTATTGCAAACTGTGTCATTAATCCAACAAGATCACCTCTCCATGTTTCAGGTCTATCAGGTTTTTTGTCAGGGTCTTTCATCATTTTATCAAACCCTTCTAAAAAATCTGTACTAAAAGTGTAATCTAATCCTGTAAATAATAATTCTTTAACACCCATTTCTAAATCATAAGCACCAGAATCTACACCTTTTGATATTTCGTCTATAATGGATATGTAATCTTTATGATCACCATCTTTTAATAAATCCATGGTATCAACTTTTTTATTATGTTTTTTAGACATGTAGCCATCTAACAATATTTTCATGTTAGGACTGCCTTTTAAAATAAATCTAGCTAAACTTTTATCTTCTTTCTGAAATGGATTAAAAGGTCTTAAATATTTTACAGGTTTTTTAGGTTCACCAATTCCTTCTAATGCTTTTAAAAATGATTTTTGAAAATCATTAAGAGTACGGTATTCACCTTCTACTGTTTTTGGTTGTGTATTGGCTGTATCTTTTTTGTATCGCTCTAAAGCAGTATCGGCCATTTTACGCCTCCGATGGTAATACTAAATTAACATTATATTTTTTGTTAAATTGATCTACGTCTTGTTGAGTTGCTATTGTTGCAAAATCTTCTAATGCTTCTGGACTAGCTGCAAGTAATTTTACAATATCATCATTTATTTCTTGTGGTAATCTAGCTCTTAATGTTGCATAATCTATTTTGTCTTCTGGTCCTTGGTCCATGGTTGCTGTTTCTTGCATCTCCATACCTGGAGCTTTCATAGTTAAAGTTTCAGTCATGGCTCCTGGCATAGAACCTTGTTGGTATCCTATTCGACCACCATCAGCATTCTCTTCTCTGTCAGGTACGTTTGCAAAAAATTCAGCATATTGTCTATACGCTTCTTTTAATAATTCAGGATCATTATCACCATCTGGATATTTTTCAATTTTTTGACCAGGATTATTAGGGTCATCTATCATTTCATTTTCTAGTCTTTTTACAATACTTTTTAATACATCTTCAGCAAATTCAGTTTGTTGCATTAATGATTTACCTACAGCATTTTCTTTAGATAAATAATCTAGTCTAGCTTGTTTTCTACTTAATTCATCTGTAACGTCTTCACCACCATCTGAACGTTTTTTAAGTTCTATAATATCCAACATTGTTCTTTCAATATCATTAGCTATTTCTAATTTAGCATATGTTTTTCCACCACCTGTATTACCCGCAGCTTCTGCTGCAATGTCAATGTTTCCTTGTAATAATGTTTTAAATAAATCTGCTTCACCTGCTTGTTTACCTAATCTTTGTGCATCTACATCTTCATTTAAAGTTTTTAAAGGTCCTCTAGCTGCTGTTGCTGCTGTAGATAAAAATCCACCTCTTGGTGGTGTTGACATAAGATTTAAACCAAAGTCCATTAAAAATCTATTTAAGCCTTCGCCTTGTGGTCTTTGAAAATAAGGTTGGTAAGCTGATCTTATTGCTGGATCTTGTACTTGTTTAGATGTGTCTTGTAATATTTTAGCCATATCAAAATTCATACCACTTTGATAATTAACTCTTGGTGTATCTAACCCTGAAGTTATACCTTCATTAGTAGAGCCACCTCTTCTAAACATTGGTCGTCTTAATATTCTATTCATATTACGTTCCAGGTGTTTTATATCCTTTAAATCCAGCAGCACCTTGACCTAGTGCTCTAAAGATACCAGCTCCTGCTGTTCCTAATCCTACTGCTGTTTGTAACGGTGTAGGGTTTGGTATGTTAGTTGTTTGATATTGTGCAGGATAACCACCCATTAATCCAGTTACCTGACCAGCAAATCTATCCATTTGTTCTTGTGGCATGAATGCTGACATTCTATTTGCTTCTCTTGTTGCGTCTAGACCTGCTTGTGTTTGTGCCTGGTTCATTGCGCCCAACTGACCTAATGTAGAAATTCTGTCTGTTTGTAATCCAGGCACAGCACTCATCAGACCTAGCTGAGTTTGTAAATCTTGTCCTCTTTGAGCTTGTGCTTGATTGAAACCTTCTTGTAACATTCCAGCTTGTAGTAAAGCTCTATTTCTATCTGATCCTAATTGATATTCTGATTGCATAACACCTTCTCTACCACCACCAAACGCACCTGATTGTACAGCTTGATCACTTATTTGCTGTCTATTGATTGCTGCGTTTCTATCAAACTCTGCAAGTGATGCTTCCATAACTTGCGATTGATAAGGCGACATGTATTGTTGTTGCTGTGTTGCGGACATTGGCCCAGTTAAATTTTGGGCTGCTGTTAAATATGGTTGAAAAGATCCTAGTCCTCCAGCTGTTGCTGCTGTAGTTGCTAGACCTTGTGCTTGTGTTTGTAATGCATCTAGACCTGCTACTTGTGGTGCAAGTCCTGCTAAACTATCTTGTCTAATATCAAACTGTTGACCAGCTTTTGTTCTGGCATCGAATTGTGCTTGTGATTCACCAGCTTGTTTTGTAAGTCCGGCAGTGCCTGGCGCTACTACTGGTATGGCCGTTTGGGCCGTAATCTGTGTTGCAAGATCTTTACCTATATCTTCTATAAACTGTGCGGGTAAATTTCTTACTGTTTCCGTAGCCATTACATTACTCCTTCTAATTTTTGTGATGTTTGAAACATTTCTCTAGCGCCATCTAAGCCTTGCGATTCTTCAGATACGTCACCTCCGGCTTCTAGGTTTTTCATCATGTTATACATAACTTCTGAGCCTTTGTCTATATCTCCTTCACCAGCATTTCTTACAGCTTCAGCTGTAAATACAAATTCATTTTTTGATAATCTTGCAGGTACATCATCTGCTTTTTCCATTCTACCTATTGGTACAAATCCACCATCAGCTCTATAATCTTTTTCCATTCCACCCATGTCTAACAAAGGCATAACTTCTTTAGCTACTGGTTCTGCTTTTCCACCTTTAGCCATTAGTCTATATGGATTGCCTGACCTTTGCATAGCAAGATAAGGATTTCTTCTAATACCAGCTATATCTAAACCTTCTCCTCTGTAATCTTCGTCTTCATCTTCTTCTCCTGTACCTATTCCTAGTAATGGTAATGCTGATAGTGCTCCTACTCCAGCCATTAAACCTTTAGTTGATAAATTATCAAATGCAAGTTTTTTAGTTGCATCTTTTAAAAAGAAATTTTTTAAACCTTCAGATTTAAATAATCCTGCACCAGGTAAATTACCAAATTTAAATCCTGCTCCAAACCCACCACCAAGACCATATATACCTGCTCCTAATAATGCAGCTTTACCTAATTTACTTTTACTAATTTTTTTAATAGTTTTTGATATACCTTTAACAGCTTTTTTTGCTGCTTTAGCTATACCACCAAATAT